GCGATGGCGCCTACTGCACGCTGAGTGGCACGCAAACCGTTTCAGGTGCGAAGACGTTTAGTGGAACGGTAGCGCTTGGTGGTTCTGCTACTGCAACCACGCCAAGTAGTGGCAATGACAGCACAAGCGTTGCGACTACCGCGTATGTCCAGGCAGAAGGATTTTTAACAGCAAACCAGACCATCACGGTTTCTGGCGACATTAGTGGTTCTGGAACGACTTCGATCACTGGCACGCTTGCCACTGTCAACAGTTCTCCTGGTACGACCTCTGGCGTAACGGTCAACGGCAAAGGTCTTGTTACTGCTATTGCAGCACTACAGGCATCCGACATTCCGTCGATTGCCCACACCAAGATTAGTGATTTTGATGCTGGCGTACAGGCCAACACTCTCGATTCGCTAGCTAATCCGACAGGTTCAGTTAGCCTTAACAGTCAAAAGATTACAAGCCTTGCAACGCCCACAGCAGATTCTGATGGTGCGACAAAAGGATATGTCGACTCTGTTGCACAAGGTCTTGACGTAAAAGACTCGGTTAAAGTTGCAACTACGGCCAACATAACGTTATCGGGAACTCAACTCATAGATGGAGTTGCTGTTAGTGCTGATGAAAGAGTTCTAGTTAAAAACCAAAGTACAGCATCTGAAAACGGATTATATTTGTGTAAGGCAGGTTCTTGGGCACGGACATCAGATTTAGCTGCTGGGGTTAATGCTGCAGGTGTTTTCGTATTTATAGAGGCAGGCTCTACCCAGGCCGACCAAGGGTTCGTATGTACTAGCGACACCGGATCTGCTGTTGTTGGCACTAACAGCCTCGCATTTACGCAGTTCAGCGGTTCTGGCAGTTTTACTGCTGGCGACGGCTTAGATCTTAGCGGCACTACTTTTTCTGCTGATCTAAAAGCTAATTCCGGTGTTGTTATAAGCAGCGGCGAGATTGCTCTTGATCTCTCTGCCTCTAGTATCGCCGGAACTTTGGCCATCAGCAATGGTGGCACTGGCGCAACGTCTAAATCGGCGGCGCAACAAGCACTGGACCTTGAGCCGGGTGTTGATGTTCAGGCGCAAAATGCGATTCTTAGCGACTTGGCTGGGCTAACACAAGCAGCAAACAAGCTTCCGTTCTTTGACTCAAACTCGACTGCTGCAACTACTGATCTGACAGCCTTTGCCCGCACGCTTCTGGATGATGGTAGTGCTTCTGCTGTGCAAACAACGCTCTCGTTAGTACCGGGAACAAATATTCAGAGCTTTGACGCCGCGCTCGCCAGTATTGCTGGCCTGACGACTTCAGCTAACAAAGGCATCTATGCAACTGCATCAGACACATACGCCACCTTTGACCTTTCAGCATTTGCCCGCACCATTTTGGATGACGCGGATGCTGCTGCAGTTCGTACGACTCTTGGTCTGGTCATCAACACTGATGTCCAGGGCTTCAGCTCTGTCACATCAACGCTTGCTGGATTGTCTAGTGCCGATGGTAATTTCATCGTTGGCAACGGCAGTGCATTTACGGTTGAGTCTGGTGCAACTGCTCGTACCAGCCTTGGGTTGGGATCAATCGCTACTCAAGCAGCAAACAGTGTGGCCTTAACTGGGGGCACCATTTCTTCTGGTGTCACTATCGATGGCGGCACGTTCTAGTTCACCCGTTACCGTACCAAGTGAAAACGCTTCTAACTCTTCCAATGATCAAGCGTCTAGTTGTGAGTGGTGCCGTCGTTTCAGCAGCTGCATTGGCATCGCCTGTACTCGCAGGCGAAGTGTATGTCAATCCTGAGCTGAACACTTCAGTCGGTACTGACTCTGGTGTTGGAGCGGCCATTCTCGAAGCTCACGTTGGCTACGAGTTTGACAACGGTGCCTACATGCAAGTTGGTCCTGCCGCTATTTTCCCTGATGATGGCGACATGGAGGACATCGAAATCAGCGGTAAAGCTGGTATCGGCAGTGGTCCTATCTACGGTGAACTCAGCTTCATCACTGGCGATGAGACCACGATTGGAGTCAAGGTAGGTTCAAAGTTCACATTTTGAGCTAAGCTAAAAACGAACGAGAGCTGACCCCCTGTCCTCACACCAGGGGGTTTTTTATTATGCAAAAAGTGTTCAACGTCATGGCTGCGGCATCCTTTGTGATGTCTGGAACGTTGGTTGCTGGTGTCGTGGTGTTTTATTCCAACATCCCGTCGATCACCAAGCACTACATGAGCCAGCTGCAGGAAGAGCTTGGCAAGATGGTGACTGACAAGCTGCCTGTTCAGCTGGACAAGGCAATGCCAAAGCTGCCAACCATTACTGGACCAGCTGTACCGATCAAGTCACCATTTTAGTTTGAGCGGTTGGATCATTGTCATGACTCTCAGGCCCAAAGCCTTCAGCTTTGAGTTTTGCCATATCAAGTTCTGGCGCGGGTGCTTGCGGTTTCTGTTCAAACGAGGCGAACCATGCCCTTAAATCGTCGCCAGTTGGAGTCCCTTTAGGGCATTTTACCCAACGTAAAATCGCTTTGTGATCTACAAATGGCCTAGCAGAGCCGCTTTTATAGACCGTGTAGACAATTGGCGGACCCTCACGATGTCGTGTGCGTTCAATCCAAAGCCCTTTGCCCGCCGTAAAGCGTTCTGATTTCATGCCAGAGATTCCTGAGATTGGTATTGGTGCGGTGCAAGTGCCAGAGATTCCGACTTGGCGTAGCATCCCTCCTCAGAGTATCCCGGTTGAACCACCTGTCACGTTGCAGCTTGGCTTACCGATAATCGACATGCCAGGTTGCGTTGAGACTCGCAATACACAGCCTGGGAACGAAAAAGCGTATGACACCGATCCAAAGGGCAACCTTGTCGTATGCGATGGAACGATGCCGTCGTATAGGCCGTTGGACTTTACGCCTGGAACGTTGACGTATGGTTCTGCGAAGCCACCAACGCAAATAGAACAACCGCCAAAAAAATCGGCTGGCAAGCAAAACCAGCCGAAAGAACCCTCTTCAGTGACTGGTAGCGCACCAGACGTATCAAACCTACCCATAGAGCTACCGTGCCCGCCACCGGATGCAATACCTATTGGTGCGAAGAACAAGTCGCAGACTGCGATCATCACTGGCTACCAGCGTATCAACGGGATTTGCGAGACTCAGTACGAGAAGCTAGACGTACCAGCGATTGTCAGCAACTACCTGCCTGGTGCGCCTATCGTCATGACAACAGCAGCCATTGCAGCAACAGCGACGACAAGCGCCATTGTGGCTAAGCCGTTAGGTGATCTTGTATTGAAGGTGGTCAAGCCTTTGGTCAAAAAGACCATTAAAAAGATTAAGGCGAAGCTGGGGAAGAAGATTATTCCTGAGTCTGTTGCTGAGCGTCGGAAGTTTCAGCGGGCTCTTCGTAAGTGATTGTGTGTGTATGTGGAGCGACTACACCTGGAGGATTGACCAAGACAACGTCAGCGCATATTGATGCGTAAGGCGAGTCAGGGTGAAACATGACACCGTCTTTCATAAGGTCAGCACAGTTTTTTAGTCTTGCTATCTCGTAGTTAAGTCGCTTGTCAGCCAACTGGGCGTCGAGTAAAGCCACCTGCTTCTCAGCTGCTCTCCTACAGCTTCTGATGTGGGAACGGTCAAGCGGTATTGAAATCGTGGCTGTGATTCCACCGTTGATCGAGTAATTCGTCTTCTGCCCTGTTCTAACAGGACGCATACTGATGATTCGATTCGGATAATCGGGCTCGCCATCCGGGATGGGAGTACCCTCCGGATCTGTCGCGCCAACCAGATCGACAGTCGAATAGACCGGGTTGTCATAATAACTTTCATAGGGATGAGCCCAACTGGTTGTTGTGCTGATGAAGGGATTGATGTTGAGTGTGGCACCTTGGCAGCTAATACCTCCACCGTATGTATTAGTAAACTGTCTACTCGGTACTACTTGAACAGCCTGATTTGTAACACTTCCTGAACTATTGGCTACTGGTGCTGCTGTACTACTCATTTGGGCATGAGCTGGAGCGGCAAACAGCAAAAGCGTTGCTATGACTCGCTTCATTGCGTAAACGTGCTTGTCGTCTCCGTTATAGATTCGATGTCTGTGTCGCGGTTAATCAGTGTATGGTTCACAAGACCTGGCCCCATCAAAGTCTCAACCATCTGAAAGGCTTCAGCTTGATTAACTATTGTCCAAGTTGGTTTCGATGCTGGGTCAACGCTGGTCCACTTGCTCGTCACACCATCAAGTGTATTAGTGGTATGCGTCAAGTTCATTGGAGCAACAGGACCGCTTGGCTGAATATTTGTACCTGATACGGTGTACTCATATCCAGTGCGGTACTCGTAAGAGTTTATAACTTCAGTTACTTTTGTCTTTGTTGTTGTTACCGAACTCAAAACTCCCTGGTTGAAGTTCGGGACCACGGGCACGGCTGCTGCTGGGGCGGCAATTAACAGCAGAATTAATAACATCACCTAGCGAATAGTGAGTTCAGTGATTACTTGCCCCACGGCTTGAGTACCACTTCCTCCAGCCGTTATAGATAAGGCACCTCCAGTATCTATGCTGCCCCCTAGCGTTCCGGCCACTCCTCCCGAAGTAGACGTTGTCGAACCGAAGATAGGCAGTGCTGAAACTACTCCGGCGGTGACTGTTGTTGAGAGGACCGCTGGCGTATTGTCTCCTCCTGTATAGCTCTCGCTGTAAGAAAAAGCATCACCAGCAGTAGTAATGCTGTAAGCGCCAGGAGTATAACCAAGAGCGGTCCCTGGAGTAAGGGTGCCAAGAGTAGGAGCAGTGCCCAAAGTGACGTTAGAACCAGACACCGCCATAGACGACGGTTGTCTAATGGCAACGGATCCTGCGCCATCGACCGACAGTGAAACGCTTGACTGAATTTTATGCGTTATGTCGGCTTGCACTGGGACGGCAAGCAAACTGGCTGTCAGCAGCAAAACTGGTTTTTTCATTTTTTGATCTCTGGAGCCGTGCTTGACACTAGTTTAGGTTCTTCTTTGTTCTTGCCGTTTTTGCCGACGCTGACGCCATAAGAACTCAGAACCGCTGTCAGCATAGAAGCTGCAAAGGTCGGGTCCATGGCTTTGACCTGTCCTAGGTACGACAGCGAAAGGCAGGCAAGCGACCATGCAAGAACAATTAGACGGATAAAATCAGAAATCCAACCTTGATCTTCTTGGTTATTGGAAGCCATGGCATGACAGAGCTACGCTTATAGCGTACCGCTTTTAGCGAGTCATGCTTTTTCTGATCCGACCCATCCTGTTCAAGTTTTTGCAATCCAAAGGCGTCAAAAACCTAATCGTCGAGCTTCTTGAGGCTTATGCAAAAAGCACTGACAACACCGTCGACGATCAAGTGGTCAAATATGTCAAGCAAAATCTATTTCCAGGCAGCAGAGTTGAGAAGTGACGCCTAGAAGAAATCCAACTGCATTAGCTATTATTGGCTTTTTCCTGCTGGGTTCTGGGCTAGTGCTGGTAATATTTGGTACAGGATCAGTGTTTTACATGGGGTATTACGCTGGCAAAACCACTTGTCCTGAGGCAATATCGGATTGACCTGGCTACTTCTAGCTATGGCGCTCGCATTACTACCATTTTTTCAGTTTTTCCGTGGTACGCCCCACCAGCTGGCTGCTGTTAAACAGCTTGAAGAGTCCTTGCCACAAGGCGTATTGGATGAAGACGCAGAGTGGTTTGAGGCTTGGAAAGCAAGCGGTATCGAGCAGCAAATATGGGCTCCCTACTACCACCAGCTTGACAACGAAAGCGGCTACGGAGTGCGTGAGTGCTTTTCGAGTTCAGCGGCGATGGTTTCTGCCTTTCATAAACGTGTGTCGAGCGATGATGCGTATATACAGATCCGTAAAGCATATGGCGACACTACCTCAGTTGAAGCACAGATCACTACGTTAAAGTCACTGGGTTTAGACGCTGAGTTTGTTCAAAATGCAGATGCAACTTTGGTAGAGGAGGAGCTTATGGCTGGCAGGCCAGTCATGGTTGCATGGCTGCATCGCGGTGATTTATTGCAAGGTCATCCACCAATGGGCCTTGGTCATTGGAGCGTAATGGTCGGGTTCAATCGTGATGAATGGATCATGCACGATCCAATGGGCTATCCATTGATAGAGCGGGGTGGGCATGACACCAGAAAATCAGGCGAGTACGTGCGTGTCAGTCGTCCTGCGTTTCATCAACGCTGGCAAGTCAATGGCCCTTTTTCAGGCTGGGCTATCTTGGTCGATGGTTAGTTTTGACCTATATACATCTAGACAGCAGTCATAGAGCGATTTTGCTTGCCAATCTTGTCGATGACATCGGCGCATCCCTGCATATTCAACACACCAAACTATCTGGTTGCCTTCTGTAAGTTTGAGCAGCGCAGGTGTTGACATAAAAAAAGAGCCCCGTAGGGCCCCAAGTCCCATGCCTTTCAAAACTAGAAGGGAATGTCGTTTTTGTCAGCTTTAGGCTTGGCGTCACTTAAAGCCATCAAAAGGTAGTCGTTGCCTGCTTTGCTTTCCCGTGGCATCAAGTTTGCACGCAATTGGACGCAGTCATCACCTTTTTGATTTTGAACACGATCAGCAGTCTTGACCCATTCAACAAGCTTACGCAGCTCATCGACAGGGACTTCCATGGCTGCCCAATAGTGACCATCTTTTTTTGGTCTTTGTTGAAGTTGCCCCAAATGTTGAAGGCGTCGGGTGCGAAATCAGGCATTACTTTCCGTTGAAGAATTTGAGAATGATGGTTTGCAGTGCAGCATTGACAACGCCTTGATGACGTTGCTTTGCATAGTGCTGTAGTTGTGCGGCTAATCCTGTATCCAGCCGCACTTGAAAATGTTGAGCACGACGTTTTTCGTCTGATACAGCTTGCTGGGTTTTTTCATCAGGAGTACTCATTAGCGACGGCCTGTATCCAGGCTTCATGTTTTTTGCTGGTGATCGCAGGCGCAACCTTTGCTTTTAAGTCTAGTTTGAATCGTGAGCGAAAAGCTGTGCAGAATGCATCACGACTTGCTGATGACATCTCTTTGATAAGTCCAAGCACTAACTCTCGCTCACTGTCAGATAAAGGTTGATCATCGTCTGCAATGTTTTTGACCTTTGGCGCTGGTGTTGATTTGGTTTTTTTCTCTTCACGGTGAGGATTTTCAACTTCCTCCCCTGCCCACACCTGCCATGCCAAACCAAACTGTGCAGCTGCTGCAGCACAGAGCCATCGGCGGTGACTGTCTGTCAAATCGCGTGCGCTCACCTTGTCATAGGCTATGGCGTTGTTGCGATTGTCCATAATTGCCTGAGGAAAGTCAGGCGTGCGTTCACCATTTGAGCCTGTAAAGTAGCCAACGACGTAAGCAGTATCATTAGGCGCTTTCCAAACGTGACTGCTGTCAACGTAGTGAGCCAAATGAAATTGCCAGCCAGGTGCATGGACGTGTAGCAAATGCATTGTGCGGCACCAATTCACGTAATCCGCCTTGTAGCTGCCTGTTCCTTTTTGACTGACATCATCAGTAGTGATGACATCACCAAGATTAGGAAAGGGCGGTGACGGTGATGATGGCGCAGGGTTGTTCTCTGTCATGTGCAAATCGACGGTGAGCAATGAGGCTGATGATCTGCGCGTCGTCGTTGTAGACGATGCCTGTCATGGCATCTTCAACGGCGCGGACAAGCTTTGAAACATCACCAATGCGACCTGTGCAGTGCTCAGGCGCAGATGGCTTAAGTTGTCCGTTAGATCTAAAGTGGTTTTTAGGACGAGCAAAAACAAACGTAGTTGATAAAAGCATCGCCCCGTCTATGTTGGGATACCAGTCTTTGGGCAGCAACTCGAGAGCTGTGTGTCTTACGTCTTGACGCCATGGCTTGCACCTCTTGGAGGATTCAATCATTACGCCTTTGCCAACGTGACGCTTGCTGCCTTGCGGGGCAGGTTTTCCGAGAACCGTAAAGGTAAACGAATTACTGTGGCAGCTGGCTGTAGGCTCGGTCAATTGCAGAATTTAAAAGAGCTTGTGCAAGCTTTGTTCCGCTTAGCTTAGGCTGCTCAAACTCTATGTGCTCACCGGCAATACTGACATTTGTCATGTTGCCGCCTGTTTTGTCGCACAGCTTTTTAAGCTTTTCAGCGCGAACGTCGTCGAGTTGGAAACTGATGGATTTCATTTGAGGAAGTTACAAGCTTTTTGGACACCGGCAGCGCAATCACGCTCGGTCATTGATGTAAGCGTTGAAGTCAAACTGTAGAAAAAAGCACCGCCCAAGAGCAGAGCAAAAACAGAGCTGACAACAAAGTTGGTCATTGGCTTGCTGCGTTCTGGATCGTAAAAACCAGAGCGCAGCTTGTGAGATTCGTAGTCAATCATGAGCAAGGAAAAAGGGCTCATGTGCGCAAGCATGGCACGGGTGGTATGCCATGTCAAGCCTCTTTGACTTCATTTGAATTATTGAGCAGTTCTAGACCTGCATCTGTTAAAAAGTTTCTTTGCCCAAAGCGCTGGCTAAGTCTGCCTTGTACTACCGCTGGCTTTTTAGTTTGTAAATCATTTTTGTATTCAGTTAACTTATATGCTTCCCTTAGTGTGCGCGAGGCACGACGACCAGTCTCTGCAGATCTTACAAACCCTTTTTCAAGGGCTACTTGCCCCGCGTTTCCGTCACTATCTTGGTGATAGTAATGATGTTGCAGTAAATAAAAATGGACATCTTTAAGCTCTAAGCTTAGAGATTCAGCAGCTTCTCTGCTTGTGTCTGGGTCTTCAGCTCGGTGGTGCTTGTTCATTAGTTGTTGTCCTTTTGAGGTTTGTAAGCTTGGTCAATAGCTTGTCGAATTAACAGAGCGATAGAAAAGCCGTTGCCTGCTTTCTGCTTCAATAGGTGGTATTGTTCGCTAGTGATTTGAATGCAAATACGCTTCATCAAGATTCTCCGTATTGAGCATTTGTTGCGTTTAAATCTTGCAATCTGGTAAACGGGTCATTCGTAAAAGTAAGTTGTTTGTTAAAATTATGCTCATTTCTTACTCGTCGTGTGTCGCCACACATAAACTTATGGGCTGCGTTGACAGCCATGCGCAAAGCATTAAAATCGTGAAAATATAAATTCTTTTGCTTTAAATCTTCAGTGTGTTTGTAAATTTGAAAAGCTGCTTTATCAAAACAATCTTGATAAGGTAAACTTTTGGCACAGCCATAATGAGTTATCTGCATCCAGTGCAAGGCTCTTTGTTCGTGGTTCATTCCGTGGTTATAAGTCGTAAATGGTTCGTTTTTCATTTGCGCCCAAATCTTTAGACCGCAACCGCTAAGCAAGCCTTTGCATTGCGTGCTGTTTTTAACGGTTCCAAGAAAATCAAAATAGTCCTTAAACTTAAGGTAATGCTGCTCAACATTTAAATCGTGCTTTGGCAATGACCATTGCATAGTGCCAGTTGTTGGCTTACTAATGTCTGCCATAGCGTGTCTAACTGCGCAACATTGTTTTGTAGATATTTTTACACCTTTAAAAGTAATTCTATCGGACATTGAACGGCTCTTGCCCAAATCAAATCTCAAGCCCTGCTCTTTATCTGTATTTAGCATGACAAGGCACCATTGCCCTTCGTCAGCCTCTACAATAGCGTTTAATCGATGTTGACCATTTGTTATTTCACCAGTTGAACTAAAACAAATTGCAGAGTCGCTAACTTCAAACTTCCCTTGTTTCATTTCAGCAGCCAAACGTGAAACTTGCTTTTTGTTGACTGATCTGTTGTGTTTGCAGTTGTATCGAAGCATTTGCAATGCACTGGCAGGTTTGATAAAAACAACCGCCGTTTGCAATAGTGCTGGCTCGAATTCTTTGTCTGTAGCTACTTTGCAGAAGTTGATTGGATGTTGCTCAGTTGCTTCATCGCTGTCAGCAAAGAAAAAACTGTCATAATCAGAAATGATCATAATGTTGGGTTGTGATCTGCTGTAGGCGGCCGACACCCGCCTGCGGCATCAAACTAACGCCAAACTGATGCCAGGTCAAGTTATTGTCTTTTCTTGGCCTTGGGCTTGGCTTTTGGCTTTTTCTTCTGCCGCTTGGGTTTGCTCCTAATCCTCGCAACGGTTTCGACGTAGCCAGGAGGTTCTGGCACGCCCCCCTTGCGCAAGATCTCAGTCCAGTTCAAGCGCTTTTAAACCAGTTGCCTGTAAACACCAATTCATTTATGACCTCTTCTTTGATTGCAAATCCACCATTGCGCCATTTGCCATGAGCAATGGTTTCGTCCGGAACGATTACTTCACAAGTCGCCCACGCATGTCCGCAAGTGTTGCATGTGCGCTGTCTGCTAATAGCGTTGTTGCCTGTGTGTCTGACTTGCGTGACGCGTCCCATGCCTCTAGACAGCTGGGCGTTGCAGTTTGGACAGTTCATCAAAAATCAGGTTGAGAAGCTTGGAAACGTCCCCATGCCTCCTCCCAGTCCTGCCAAGCTGTCTCTGCGTCTGAGTTGATGATTCGCATCCGCTCTGGTCCGCAAACGACCGTAACGAGATCAGTGATCATCAACCGTGGATGCAGAGACGCCAGCATGGACTGATACGCAGCCAGCTGGGCAGTAGCGGGTTTACGGCTGGAGACTACCTTTTTACTCGAAACTGTTTTCAGGTCACCCAAAATCACGGAATCCCCTCTGCGCAGCAGAAAATCCAGGCTGCCACCGACGCGCTTGATCTTGTCGCAGATCGAATATTCGACTGCAAGCACCTCGACGCCCTTGAACAGAGGCTCGTTAAGCAACGGTTCGATCCATGGCGTCCAACGATCGTCAACGATGTCTGGTTCGCCAAGCAGGTGCCGCTTAAGCACGCGGTGCAGTGTCCTGCCTCTGATTTCCCAACCATCAGGCCCTTCCTTGGTGCGTTCTATCGCAGCACGTTGAGCAGGAGACATGTCCCACGATAAAACCGTGCTGACGTTGTATGGCAGCCATTCACCGTCTAGTCGATATTTGTGCTGTAACTCAAAAAAATCAAGCCCTGGAACGGGTTTTAGCAAAGGTGTCACGATGGGTTGCGAACGTGGTCAAAAGGTGGCACCTTCTGTTGGCAACGTCAACCCAACGTGCCATCAATTCACGTCAAAATTACTGAAGAACAGGAGGCTTGGCTGAGTTCTCAGGTCAGGCCATTTCGCAACAAGTCAGCTGTCATCAGGGATCTCATCGAAATGAGTAGACAGCGTTTGGAGGGTAGTGCTAGTCTGTCCGCGTACCACGTCGGTGCGGGACCACCACAAGGTAACCTTCGCCCTCTCACAGGTAATAAGCCTTCGCTGAAGCAACCTGAGAACGAAGCTGAAATCATTGAATCGCAGCAGTTACCCCCGCACCAGACAAAGGCTGTAACCTTTCTTGCCCAAGAACCTGACCACGAAAAAAAACATATAGTTGTTAAAAGTGAAATTAAGGTAGAAAAAGCGCGTAAATCACGCGCTAAAAAGACCAAGGGCACACCAGAGTTCGAGGCATTCTGGAAGCGTTACCAAAGCTGTCGGCATCGTGCCAATGGCCAGTCCAAGCCGAAGGCGCTGGACGTTTGGTGTCAGCTCGTACCTGACGAGCTACAACCAGACGACCTCATGCGTGCCATTGATGGTGCTATTGCAGACATCCGCTCACGGCAGAGCATCAACGAATTCGCTTCTCCACTGCCTGACTGCTTTAGGTGGCTGCGTGACGCCTGTTACGCCGTCTACCTGGAGGACAACACCCCTGAACCTACTAAGTCATCCATGTTTCTAATATGAAACTTTTTGAACCTGAAGCGGCTGAGCACTTTGTGTTTGCTGTTGTCCCTATGAACGCCAAGGAAGGTGCCATGGCGGATTACAAGTGCATTCGCGCTGGTGACATGGAATCTGCCTTGAACCAGATGGATGGTCGCGTGCGGCCTGCAGCGCCGTACTGTGCAGGCCGTTATGACCACTTGGGTCGCTACTGCACCTACTGTCCTCCTTGTGAAGGGATCTTGCCTGGTCGCTTTATCTTGCACCCGCAGGCAGATGCTGAATACAAAGCGTCACGGCCTTATTGATGAAGCGTCTCTACGATCTATCATCGGTCCAGTCCACGCTGCGTAAGGGCATCGCCAAGGGCTACTGGACCTTGGAAGACCTTGACAGCCCTCCTCCAGGCAGCATTGCCAAAAACCATCGCAACCTGTTGCGTGATCAGTCTGCTGCTCAGCAAATTGAAGCAGGGCCAAGCCCACGTGACTTCACGCAACCACAAAAACCTACTTTCGATTTTTGATGTCCAAAAAACTACCCCGCGTCGAATTTGCTGTCACCCCTGAAGAGCGCAAGATGCTCGACAGTGAAGCTGAAATCATGAACTGCACGCGCCAAGAGCTGATCCGTGATCGCTTGTTTACCAAACGTGCAGGCCGTCAAACGATTGATCTGGCGATTGAAACTGTAACCCGTCGCTATCAAGGCATTCCTCGCCATCAGCTAGAACCCATTGTTTGCACTGTCATTTGCGCGTTAGCTGCAGAGGGTTGACGGCATGCAAGTGGTATGCCATACTATGGACATTGGGAGGCGGGGACGCTTCCCACTTACAACACCTCAATACCAATGGACTTCCACAACTACAGCCTCAGGCTCTTTGAGCACTTTGAAGCAACTCAGGCCCTCCTTGAAAAGGACAACCTCCTCAAGCTCTCAATGCCTGACTCCACCACCT